AATCCTTCACATGGCTGATTGCCATTGGGATTCCAAGAAATGCGACCGGGCATTGCTTGCTAGCCATCTGGACAAGGCCAAGGCTGAAGGCGCTCCCGTCCTCATCTATGGCGACTTCTTTGATGTTATGGGTGGCAAATACGATCCGCGTTCCAGCAAGTCGGAACTGAGGGAGGAATTGCTAGTCGGGAATTATCTGGATGAGGTGGTAAAACAAGCCGCCGATTGGCTCAAGCCTTGGGCTGAAAATATCGCCTTGATCAGCCTCGGCAACCATGAAACATCCATCACCAAACGCCATGAAATCAATCTGCTTGATCGATTGGTTTACGCCATCAAATCAGCCAATCCGAAATGCGAAACGCAACTGGGGAAGTATTGGGGATTCGTGAATCTGGTGTTCCACCAGCAACGCAACCAGAAACGATCTGTATCCCGTACGCTACATTTTTCACATGGCTATGGGGGGGGTGGCCCTGTGAGTCGGGGCCTGATAGACCATTCCCGGACACGCTCGCAATATTTTGCCCACTATTACCTGTCGGGCCATGTGCATTGGAAAAACACCGATCAGAATGTCATTGCCCATTTAAGCCGATACGGGAAGCTCCAGCGGTCCCAGCAACATTTCATCCGATGCGGACCGTACAAAGATGAATACGACGGCTGGCACGCTGAACAGGGCCGGTCATTCCGTCCGCTCGGCGGCTGGTTCACCGAACACGAGTTGAGCCGAACAAAAGGCAATATGGAATACTTGAGCCGGGTTGTGGAACCGTGATGGGTATAATATTTTCCAATGGATATATAAATGACCAATTGGAATAATACGCATGAAAAGAAAGACTAAACCGCTCAAGTTGAATGAGGACTATATAAAAGCAATCTGCGATGCAATCAGGATTGGTTGCCCGTGGATAGTTGCTGCCCAAGTGGCAGGGATATCCAGAAAGACGCTATACAACTGGAAATCCAATCAATCCAAAGGCCCGCTTAATATTCGTTTGCGGGCTGAGATGAAAAAGGCTCAAGCCGAGTTTATCCAGAATAATCTGAAAAAGATTGAAGCTGCATCCAAGCAGAACTGGCAAGCTGGCGCATGGGTTCTGGAAAGGCGTCACCCGGAATGGTTTGCAAAGATTAACGAGCGAACGGATTTGGATGAACTTCGGAAGGAACTGAAGGCAATCAGAAATGAACTTGCAACGAATGCTCAAGCAAGCCAAGAAGCTCAGAAGCCAAATCCCAAAAAAGGAAAAGATCGTACATGAAACGCCGATTGATTACGCCCGGGCAAAAGGGCTGTATCTGACGCCACAACAGGAAGAAATCTGCCGGGCGATTGTGACGCCCCCGTATTCCGTTCTGGTTCGGGCTGCCCACTCGGTTGGAAAGACCTTTATCTCAGCTTTAATCGCATCGTGGTTTTATGATCGATTCAATCCGGGAATCTGTTTGACCACCGCGCCGACCTTGAAATCGGTCAAGGATTTGCTGTTCCGGGAATTGCGCCGGATCAAAGCTGATGATCCCAATTGGCTGCCCAAGGCAACCCGGCTGGAATCTTCACCAGATCATTGGATTGACGGCCTGACAGCGTCCAAGGGCGATTCATTCCAAGGCCGTCACATGGATCACCAGATGATCGTTTTTGACGAAGCCGCGGGCATAGATGCTGTATTCTGGGATCGGGCAAAAACGATGGTGGAACCGAACCGCCCCGGGCATTATTTCTTGGCCATCTACAACCCCTATGACATTTCATGCCCCGCTTATCTGGCAGAATCTTCCGGGCAGCACACCGTGTTGGAAATGTCTGCCCTTGAACATCCCAATGTGACAACCGGACAGGAAAAGGTTCCCGGGGCAATCAGCCGACCAACCGTTGATTCCCGAGTCCAAGAAGAATGCCGGTTGATTGAGCCCGGGGAGGAAATGCCCAGCAATGCGTTTGATTGGGCCGGGAAATGGTATGAGCCAGAATCTCCGTTGTTTGAGGTTCAGGTTTTGGGCAGATGGCCCAGCCGTTCCGTTGCGTCCGTATGGTCTGAACGGGCATTGCAAGCCCTGCAACAGCCAATCCAGATGAACCCGGCATGGCTGGTTCAAATCGGATGCGATCCGGCCCGATTCGGTGATGATCGCACGGCGGTCTGCGTTCGCAAGGGCCAAAACATCATCCACATGGAATCCCACCGCGGTTGGAACCTGACAATGGTTGCTGACCGTCTGAAGGAACTTTGCATCAAATACGCCCAACCCGGACAGGACGCCCGACAGATTCCCGTTCTGATTGATGCCGCCGGGCTTGGGGCCGGTCTGGTGGACATGAAAGGCCGAACCAACGATCGGTTTAATTTTGTGGAAATCAATTCAGCCTTGCGATCCCGTTACGAGGGCGATTTCCCCAACTTCCGGTCTGAACTGTGGTTCTCATCATCCGACCTTGCCGATGCTGAACAAATATCAATCGCCATGCTTCCGGAAGATATTCGCAATCAGTTGATGTTAGAATTGAAACAACCCGTATTCACGCTGGACAGTTTGCAGCGGCGCATGGTGGAACCCAAAGCAATGACCAAACGCCGGTTGAAAAGCTCGCCAGACCTTGCGGATGCGTTCAATCTGGCTTGCTTGATTCAAGGGCAGAATGGGTTTACTGAACGGATTATGGGGCGGGTTTGATTGCTCATTTACATATTGAGGGGGATTGTATAAATGAGCGATTCAAAACCGGCTGACGGGCCAAAGAAAATCAGCGAGAGCATGGATTTGTATGCGTCCATGCCTTATTTCCCGTACATGGACACCCGGGATTTGTTTGCCGAGGTTGGCCCATACGGGTTCCTTGACGGTGTTCCCCAACAATACATGACCCGCCGGGATAACCGGATGGCGGGCGAATTGCTGCCCTTGTACATCAACTGGTGGCAACTCAAGATCATTCGGGATCGTTCCCGGCAGATTGCCCGGAACAATGAATTTGCCATCAGCGCGATCAACGCCCACAGAAACTATGTGGTCGGGACAGGGTTCACTTACACCGTCCAAGCCCGATATGACGGGGCCAATCTGGACTTGATCAAGAAAACTCAGGATTTGGTTGACCTGTTGGTTGAACACAACCGGATGCCTGAAATTGAATCAGAAATCATCTATCGGTTGCACGCTGACGGGGAAGCGTTCTTGCGGTTCTTTGCCGGTTCGGATGGATTGCTTCGCATTCGGTTTATCGAGCCTGAATTGATCCGCCCCCCGGCTGATGACACCACTCCCAACAATTCATTCGGCATCAAATGCGATGACGACGATATTCACGACATCACCGGGTATTGGGTGATTGAACGCCCTTGGTTTGATCTGACGCCAACGCTGGTTCCAGCCGATCAGATTTTGCATCTGAAGATCAACAGCGAATCCAACAGCAAGCGCGGGCTCCCGACGATTTACGCCGTTGAATCCAATCTGCGGGCTGCCGAGGATGTGTTGCAATCAATGATTGCATTGGCCAAGGCCCGGTCAAAGATTGCCGTGATTCGCAAGGTGAATGACAGCCCGCCTGATGCGATTGCTGAACTTGCCCGGACGGCAACGGATTTCACGGTGACTGATCCGGTTCAGGCTAGAAGCACCAACATCAGCCACATGGGATACGGATCAATCCTGACCACAACCGGGAATGTGGGATACGAGTTCCCGAGCCTGAATGTCGGTTCTGGCGATCTGGTGGAAACGCTCAACGCCAATTTGCGGGCGATTGCTTCCCGGTTTGGCATTACCGAAACCATGATGAGCGCCGACGCCTCAAACAATAACTATGCATCCGCATTGGTTGCCGAGGCTCCCGCGGTCAAGACATTTGAGCGTATGCAACGGATGCTGGGCCAAGCGATTGGTGAGCGCCGGACACGCCCTGAGCGTTCGTTGATCTGGAACCAGATCACGCACGCCGTGAATATGGGAATGCTCCCCCGGGATGTGTTTGAGCAAGTTACCATCCGGGCCAAGGGGCCGTCGCTGGTCAGCCGGAACCGCAACGAAGAAGCATCGGTGGCCAAGCAATATTACGACATGGGCTTGTGGTCACCCCAGACGATCACCGCGGACAGCGGCAAGAATTACGAGGAAGAACAGCGCAACATTGCCAAGGCTCGGGAAGAAACCGCAAAGAACCCGATGCTGCCCAATCCCAATCCCGGGATTGAGCCGCCAGCGTTGGAACATATTTCAGAAGCCGAAAAGTATTCCCACATTGATTTCAGCCCGCCGGAGGGTGTCCGCAAGGCTGCCGCCCGGGGCTTGGAACTTCGCAAGAAGCATGGCAGGGGTGGAACCGCGGTTGGCGTTGCCCGGGCTCGCACGCTGTCCAACGGGCAAAAGGTCACCCCCGAAACCGCCAAACGGATGCACAGTTATTTCGCCCGGCACGAGGTGGACAAGCAGGGTGAAGGATGGGGAGAAGATTCAGCCGGGTATATTGCTTGGCTCCTGTGGGGCGGTGATGCTGGCAAATCGTGGTCTGCCAAACTGGTTAAGCAGATTGATGCGGCAGACAAAAAGGAAGGGATTGAGATCATAGGCCCGACCGGAACTTATGACGGGGCGGTTCCTGAATCGGAGATGGATGACAAGATCAGCAACAAAATCAAGCTTCTCATGGATGAGGGCAAACCCCAACAGCAAGCCGTGGCAATCGCGTTGAGTATGGCCCGCCGGGGGGAACTGTGATAGCCCGGAACACCATTGGAACCACCCCGATGGATGAGTCTGAAATCCTGAAATACCAGCCATTGGTTCACCACATGGCTAGGTGGTTCATTGGCCGATACAGGCGCAAGACCACATACGAGGATTTGTGTCAGGCTGGATGGTTGGGATTGCTCAAGGGGCTGAAAAATTACGATCCGACCCGGGGGATCACGCTGGGCGCTTATTCCCGCACATGGATTTGGGGTTCCATGTATCGGGAAGCGGTGGGACGCAAGAAGGCCGTCATTGAGACAAAGGTTGGCTTGCCAGCCGGGTTGGAGGCCATCAACGATTGCAGCGTGGATTTACGGGACGCCGTTGCCAGTCTGCCCCCGGCAGCCGCGGCATTCGTCCAGATGCTTTGGCATGAGGGGGAAACCCCTGAAACCGCTTGCGCTCGGTTGGGCATGATTTTTGTGGAACCACGGGCTGTTTTGGCAGAAATTCAGGATTTGATCAAGGAGGCGGTCATTTATGGAAGTGATGAGCCAGATTGTTTCCATCCATGAGGAACGCAACCCCCTCCCGACCGGGGCGGGGGATGCTCCCATGATCAAGGGCGTGAAAGTCCTTGGGGTTGAATCCAAGAATGGACGCAAATACCCCGTTGAGGTGATGCGTAAAGCCCTTGAGAAATACGATGGGGCAATGGTCAACATTGACCATCCCAAGGGGGATGAGCCCCGTTCGTATGAGGATCGATTCGGTCGGCTGGTGAATCCCCGGTTGGAAGCAGACGGGATTTACGCTGACCTGTCCTACAACCCCAAGCATCCCCTCGCGGAAGGCTTCGCATGGTGGGCGGCTAATGACCCGTCCGCTGTCGGCCTCAGCCACAATGCCCAAGCCCGGACGAAACTGAACCGGGAAGGCGTGGAAGAAATTGAGGAAATCGTTGAGGTTACTTCGGTTGATCTGGTGGCAGAACCAGCAACCACCGCGGGGCTGATGGAGTGTGTTATGAAGGCAAAATCCATTGTGGAGGCCAAGCAGCCAAGGCAAATGTCTTTGTCTGAGTTGAGGAATGCTGAGAATAAGTTGAAATCCAAAGATTCCCAATTGAATGACAAGATTATTGCAAAGGGCTGGGGCAATCTTTCATATTCTGAATTGCTTTCAAAACACGGAAGCGATCCAGATGTTTCGGCTCAAAAAAAACTACAGGATGAATTGAGCGAGATTAGATATCAAATTGATCGACGCGGCAAAGGTTACAAGCCAGAGAAAGAATCCATGAAAGAAGAAGACAAGGTAATCCTCAAGCCGAAAGTTAGGGTTGAGGCTGGCAAAAGGAAAGAATATGTGATTCCCGTCACTTGGCCAAAGGGCGGGCATGAGGCTGATTACCATTTTGAGCGTTATTCTTGGGAAGGAACATCCGAGCAAGACGCTGTCAATGGGCTGATGAATTACCTTGAGAAGGAATGGAAAAAGTTTGAAAAGATCAATGCTGGCCGCCCAACGGCTGGAACCGGACGCCCGATGACGCCTTGGCCCGGCAAGAATGCTTTCAGGATTGGACAGGTTGAGGTTGCTTACGAATCAAAGGAAGCTGCCCCAAGCAAAAAGCAAAGCATTGCGGATAAAAAGGCAGCGATTGCCCGAGCCTATGCAAAGCAAGGCGTAGTCACTATGCCCGGGATTGACAAAAACGAATATCCGCCGATTCCCGGCATGGAGGGGCCGTTCCAATACAGGAACGGAAAAATCCTCTATTACGATCCTCGCGAGGGGAAATATTACGACAGAAAGACCGATATGTATGTTTTTGAGGAGAAAGACATGGAACCTGAATTGTTCCCGGCTGAGAAGGAAAACGACGAAGGCAACGGCTATGAAGATAGCCTGAAAGACCAGATTGGCGACATCATCATGGATGATGAATTGCACGCTGAGGAAAAGGTTGCCAAGTTGCTGGCGCTCATCACGGGCGGGCAAGAGGAACCCGAGGAAGCTCCGGTTGCCGAGGCTGAAGGGGACGCCGAGGATGAGGAATCCAAGGAGGAGCAAGACGAGGAGGAGGATAAACCAAAGAACACTGAGGAATCCCTTCGTCGCAAGCCCTCCCCCGCGGTTGCCCGTCTGCTTGAGGAAGTGGACGCATACCGAGCCCGGGATCGTCGGGAAAAGGCTGTCACCGAAGCCCGCAAGTTCTGCTCCGATGCCAGCTTGCCGACCTATGCCATCACCGAATCATTCCTTGGCATCCTTGCGGATGTGGACAAGAAGCAATGGAAAACGCTCGTTGAGGATCGACGGCGAGTGATTTTCCGGGGCGAGAAACCGATTAGCTCGGTTCCCGCTGATGGAAAGTTGACCGTCGATTCGCTTGTCAAGGCTTTGCGTTCCTAATAAGGAGGTTTGATCCATGCCTGTTTCTCAGTACCAATTCGGCAACACCAATCCGACGATTGCCACCGTCGCCACCGCCAAGGCGGTTGCTGTCGGTGACATCGTGGGAATGTCCAGCGGAACCCTTGTCAAGGCTTCTGATGAGACTTGGGACACCAACCTTGCCACCACCCAAACGAACTTTGTGACGAAGTTCCTCGGTGTGTCCGGTCAGCAAAAGGACGCCAATGTCGCCCGGGTGTTCGGCAACGCCACCGACAATGTCATCCGAGTTGACGCGGGCGGCGTGTTCACCTTTGATTGCGCCTCGGCAACTTTCGAGGTGGGCGATTTGGTCGGTTGCGCCAAGCAATCCGGCAACGCCCTTGAGGATCAGAAGGTCGTTTCCGTTGCCTCAGAAGCCCTTGCCATTGGCAGGGTTGTTGAGCGCGGAACCTCGATCACCCGAGTGAAAATCCAGATCCTGAGCAAGCTCAACCCGCTGGCTCGCCAGTCCTAACCAAACACACAAGGAGGTTTTTCCAATGTCGATTGAATTCAAGCTCAAGCAAGTTTGCGAGCAGAACGGCGTTCAGGCGACCGTTAACACGCTCAAGGAAGCCATCGCGGACAAGAAGATCACCCCGAGTGATTTCTCCCTGCGCCGCATGGCCGAGGCGTTCATCGGTCACAACTGGCACGATGTCCTTGAAAACCGGATGACCCGGGTTCAGGAGTCCAGCGAGGCGGTTTCCGCTTCTCTGTTCACCGCAATCACCGGACAGCTTTTGGTCAACGAAATCAAGGAAAAGTACCAGCTGGCCAGCTTCATTGGCGACCAGTTGGCCACTACTGTTCCGGTGACCAATGGCAACCTTGGAACCCAGAAGGTTCCTTACTTGTCCGATGTGCGTGACCTTGGCGAGAAACTGGAGGAAGGCGAGCCCTACCCCCAGACCCAATTCGCCGGTCAGTACATCACCTATCCGGGCGTTGAGAAGCACGGACGCATCTGCGCCGTGTCAATGGAGGCCATCTACTCCGATCTCACCACCCAGATTCTGGATTCGGCCCGGTCGGTCGGTACTTATCTGGGCCTGACCCGGGAGTACAAAATCCTGCAAGTTGTGCTGGGCGTGACCAACAATCACAGTTGGAACGGGACCAGCTACAACACCTACCTCACCACGGGCAGTTGGGTTAACACCCTTGCCACCTACTCCCTGACCGACTGGACATCAATCAACAGCCTTGAGCAGTTGTTTGTGAACATGGTTGATCCTGTGACGGGCTATCCGATCCTGATCGAGCCCAAGCAGATGCTGGTGATGCCCGCTCTGAAGTATCAGGCGCGGTCCATCGTCAACGCAACCGAGGTTCAGCGCGGCAACTACGCCACCACGGGCGAGCCTGTCCGCACACAGGCATCCAACCCCTTGGATCGGGATTATCAAATCCTGACCAGCCCCCATGCCCTCAAGGCGCTGACCGATAGCGGCGTGACTGCGGCGAATGCCAACGGCCGCGTCTATCTGGGCGACTTCAAGAAGGCGTTCGTCTGGCGGGAAGCAATGCCCCTCAAGGTGGTTGAGGCTCCCCCGTTGAACCCGCTGGAGTTCAATCAGGATATCGCTTTGGCCGTCAAGGCAAGCTGGATGGGTGTCGCGGGCGTCCGTGATCCCCGCTTCGTGGTTCTCGGCAAGGAGTAATCCTAAATGGCCCGCCCCCGTAAAGAGCGGGTTGAAGCGGAATTCAAGCCGGTGGTCAGCGAGATGCTGGCCCCGGCTTTGCCCGCAGATACCCAGCCGATCGTCACCGAATCCAAGAAGGTTTGGAAGATCGGCCTATCCCATCTGCCCGATATGGAAATTGAGGCTGACTCACAGGGCGAGGCCATCAACGCATACAATGCGTCAATGGGCATCACCTCAACCGAACACGCCTACAGGGTGTCCTAATGGCCCTCGCTGATGACATTGCCGCTTTGGCCACCCAGCGAACCAATTTGCTGGCGGCTTTAACCGCGGACAGCGTAAGCCCCCAGCCGAGCTATTCGGTGGGGGGCCAGTCTGTTTCCCGGACGGAATGGCGGGAATCCTTGCTTCGTCAAGTCGGGGAATTGAACCGCATGGCTCAAATCCTGTCCCCACAGGAAATTCGTTCCCAAATCTACTAGGTGACGAATGCCCACCCTTGATATTTCCGGTGATTGGGCGGTTTTTGACAACACCCAGACCGTCACATTGCAGAATCAGGATGGCATAGCCATCACGGTTGAAAACGCCCTTCAGCAGGGCGTTGACACCATCCTGAGCGATACAGGCGATGGGACGCTTGGTTATCGAACCTTTTGCATCTGGAACCTGTGGCGGGACAAGCTGATTGTCACCGACCAGATCGTCTGGCAGGGTTCCACAACCGATTATCTTTTGGCTGACACGGATTCGGTGATCCTGACGGGTTCCAATGGCGTTGTTTATCAGCCCCAACTAAATGGATCAATCACCGATCAGAACGGTACTAAGTGGTTCATATCGGCTGTCAATCACGATGTCTGGGGAAACAAATACCAGCTTGAATGCGAGGCGCAAGCCGGGACGCCCGTTGAGGACATTGACCTCCCATGAGCGTTTACTTTGACATCCTGAGCGCATTGAAGACCCGGGTTGAATCTGCGGTCACGACCAGCGCAACGGTTGCCCTTCGCAAGCGTCCGGTCATGCTGACGGGCGATCCCTTCCCGATGGTGGTCATTTCCCCGAGCGAGGATGGGGAGATCATTGAACAGGAAGCATTCAATCTAAAGGTTGCTTACATCTACCCGGTTGTGGTCGTGATGTATCTTGCCGGGAACAGGGATCAGGATTTGGATGTCCAAGGATATTTGGCTTTGCGCCAGACGATCCGAAACGCGATCTATCAGCCCCTGTTGGGCGGGGCCGGAACG